CAACAACGGACAGGACCAATTCACCATCAACCACGGTGACCGGGTTGCCCAGCTGCTATTCCTAACGGTCGCAGCTCCCAACCTTGTACAGGTTTCCGATATCTCAACATCAACCGACCGAAATCCATCTGGTTTCGGCTCAACGGGAGTAGTGTGACACATGGACAGCTTCAATGAATTCATCGCAGTAAGCCGGTACGCTCGTTGGAGCGAAGACCTTGGCCGACGCGAGTCGTGGACAGACACGATTGACCGATGGTGGAACTACTTCACCGACAAGGAACCCGCTCTACTTGAGCGCCCCGATATCAAGGAGGCCGTGCTTAACCGTGAGGTCTTCCCGTCTATGCGGGCCCTTATGACAGCTGGTCCTGCCCTTGAGAAGGACAACACCGCACTCTACAACTGCGCCTACATGGAGATGGATTGCATCACGGCATTCGCCGAGCTACAGTACATCCTTATGTGTGGCACAGGCGTAGGCTACAGCGTCGAACGACGATGTGTAGAGAAGCTGCCACCCGTACCGCAGGAGATCACCCGAAGCGGTGAGACTCTAGTGGTACAGGACAGCCGTGAAGGCTGGTGTGACGCACTCAAGACCCTACTGATCTCCATGTACAGCGGACATCACCCCACGTGGGATGTCTCGCTAGTACGCCCTGCCGGCGCACGGCTCAAGACCTTCGGTGGTCGAGCCTCTGGCCCCGGCCCACTTGAGGCCGTGTTCAAGTTCATCGTAGCCTCGTTCAACAAGGCACGTGGCCGTCGTCTAACCTCGCTCGAGGTACACGACATCTGCTGCGTCATCGCTCAGTCAGTCATCGTTGGTGGCGTTCGCCGCTCAGCTATGATCTCACTAAGCGATCTCGATGACCGAGAGATGGCCAACTCCAAGTCAGGCAACTGGTTCGAGAAGCACTCGTACCGCTCACTAGCAAACAACTCAGCCGTCTATAACGGACGACCAACCCTAGGCCGCTTCATGGAAGAGTGGACATCGCTCTACAATTCCTACAGCGGCGAGCGTGGTATCCTTAACCGGGATGCACTCAACGCGGTGTGTGACAAAGCAGGGCGCCTCGTTCCCGAGGGCGTCAAGCTAGGTACCAACCCATGCTCGGAGATCATTCTCCGTCCAATGCAATTCTGTAACTTGTCCACCATCGTGGTCAAAGCAGAAGACACACTCAATCAGATCACCGAGAAGATCCACATGGCTACCATCCTTGGTACCGTGCAGTCTAAGATGGCCTACTTCCCATACCTCCGTCAGGAGTGGAAGCAGAACAGCGAGGACGAGCGTCTGCTCGGTGTCTCAATGACTGGTATCTTCGACAACCTATTCATGACCGGCGCAATATCCCCATCCGAACTGATCGACTTCCTCCAAGAGCTTCGTGCTCTCACCATTACGGTGAACAAGGAGTGGGCCGAGAAGATCGGTATCAACCCATCCACAGCAACTACCTGTGTGAAGCCCGAAGGAACAACCAGCTGTCTAGCCGGCTCCTCGTCAGGACTTCACCCACAACACTCGACGCACTATATCCGCCGAGTACGTATCGACAAGAAGGACCCGATCTACCGCATGATGGCAGATCAGGGCATCACAGTTGAAGACTGTGTCATGAACCCTGACTCGACCGCCATCTTCTCCTTTCCCATGAAGGCAGCAGACGGGGCGCGTACCGCAGAGACTCTAGATGCAAACACCCATCTAATCCTCTGGAGGATCTATGCTGAGTACTACTGCAACCACAAGCCATCTGTAACTATCTCCTATAAGGACGAAGAGTTCATGATGCTCGGTGCTTGCGTGTACGATCAGTTTGATTCCATCTCCGGTGTCTCCTTCCTACAGAAGTCAGATCACACGTATGAACAGGCTCCATTCGAGTCTTGCACACCAGAACAATATCTCGCATTCCCGCGAGTTGTTATCGACTTCAGTCAGCTTCATCTCTATGAGCTTGAAGACACGACCACATCATCACACACAATGGCTTGCACCGCTGGCGGTTGCGAGGTCAAGTAAGGAGAACCAATATGATTCCAACCAACCTATCATTTAAAGTTGATCGGGGCCTAGCTCTGAACGACGCAGAACAGGGTATCCTCCTCAGCGGTATGCTGCGGGCCCTTGAGGAACTTCAAAAAACAGTCATCCAGCAAGGAAGGACCATCAATGAACTATCCGTATCTCGATCCCGATTGGATACCCCTGCTCAAACAGTGGATTCAACCGAGCCGGTACGACCCAAGTCTAACAAGTGACCAGATTGCCCGCGAGTCAGCCTACTGGGCTGGCAAGATGGACATCATCTCACGACTAGAACAGCGCATCGTAGCGCAGGAAAAGGAAAAGGGCCATGTCAAGTAACCCAAACATTGCCAGACAACGGCTCGAAGTCGCAGCTCTACGAGCTATGGCCCGACCTGTGTACGAAGCGTCTACCCTAGAGACATACTACGGGGGTGTTGCACAACAGTACACCGCCCTAACGGCCAAGGCTCAGGCTAACATCGACAAGCAGAACGCTGCTATCGACGCTGTATATGGAAAGAACCCATTTGTAATGTCTGCTGCCTCGAAGGCGGCACTAGACAAGAAGTGGGCAGAGGAAGACAAGGCTAGAACTGGTAGTAGCTGGGCAACAGCTTGGGTAAATTCACCCGAGTTGGTTGCTAAGCGACGAGCCAAGGAAGCAGCCGACCTTACCATGCGCGGTCTGTCCCATTCTGTTAGGATGCTGTACAACTCGGACGGCACACGCCGCTCTACTGAAGAGATCGGTAAGTCAACGGCATACATTAAGAACGGAATGTCGTGGTCTGACCCTAACAACCCAGACGCATACAATCAGGTAAGTGCACTATCTCGAACTCTTGAGACAAGCACATGGAGAGCTGATGTAGCATCCTATGGCCAACAAGCTGTAGATGCCGCAGACTCACAAATGAAAGAACAAGCTGTCTCACGCGCGTACCAAGATATCCGCTTCAAGCAAATGAAGATGGAGAAGATGGGCGCTGCCAGCGATTCACTTAACACATACAAAGGTCCCTCGGCACCCGAGGAACCTTTAACCAATAAGAAACGGAGCACCCAAATTGGGGGGCAAAACTAAAATTTCAGGTGGCATGAGTGCCGCCGAGCATGAGAAACTGCTCGCAGATGAGCGTCGTTATCAAAAGGAACAGGAAGACTTCCGTCGTGCGCAAGCACTACAAGACGAGAAGGATCGTATTCAACGCGCAGCTGACGAGAAAGATCGTCTAGCAGCCGAAGAGCAAGCGCGTATTGCCAACATCAAAGATCAGGAAGCTATGGCTGTCACTGAGGGTGAAGGACAAGACGCAGCAAACAACAAGCAAAAGATCAAGAACCTCGACTTCTTTACCGCACTCGGTACTGGCGTCGTTAACCAAGGGAATAAACCCAAGTGAACCTACTATCAAGGTTTCAAATCCTTGATGGCCAGCGTCTCTCTAAGATGAACCGCTCACGCGGCTGCGCTGCACTCACCATTCCACTGCTGTTGCCGCCGAGTGGCTGGGGCGAGGAGCTCTCGCTTCCTCAGACCTACAGTTCCGTCGCAGCGCGTGGAGTAACCTCACTAAGTTCCCGTATCCTGAGTGCGTTGATCCCCCTCAATGACTCTCCCTTCTTCGCCTTTGGCATGAAGGATGGATCGGCACCGCCGCATGAGGTTGCAGCCTATCTAGAGACCCTAAGCTATCAGGTATATCGAAAGCTAATCAGCACTAACCTACGAGAGACAGTCTTCCAAGCACTACAGTCATTGATTGTAGCTGGCGACAGTCTCATTATGATGGACGACGATTACTACTTCTGCACATACCGCCTCGACCAGTTCGTCGTACAGCGTGATGTGATGGGTGAAGTGATCGAACTGCTTCACCTTGAGTATGAAACCATTGATCCAAATGATATCCGATTCCAAACCGGTGACATCGAACACATCAACGGATTCCGTACCCTAGTCTGTCAGTATCTCTACAATGAGGAGACTCATATGTGGACGTACCACAAGGAAGACGCCGAAGGAGTCATGGTAGGACACGGAGAGT